GCCCTTTGAGATTCCAAAAAAAGAAGGTGTAGAGTGGGCAGTATATAATAAGATTAAAGAAAACAGAGCTGCCCATTATAAGAGTGCTACTGCTCCTGAAGAAATGGATTCGAAAGCTTCTGGAAATGAAAAAGATTTCAAAGCAAAACATAAAGTCGATACAATGCCAGCAGATTTAGAAAAGAAGGGTCATGATGACGCTTCAGCTGCAGGCCGCGTAACAAAGAAAGCTCCTGCACGTAGTGGTGATAATCCTGCAGGCGATAAAATCCAAACACCAGTGGACACAACTAAATAATAAGGATAATATTATTATGGCAATTAAAGGACCTAAAGGGGCACATCCTACAACTCGGGGCTGGGTAAATCCTAGAACCGGCGAGCTACTTAAAAGTCAAAGAATTACTGACGGTCAAATTAATGAATGGCACGGTATCAGCCCAGTGGTTGAACCGGCCATTGACCACGTAATTACTCAGGGTAAAATCAAAGCTGCAGAAAGAGACATGTTACAGCCTCAAACTAAAGCTGAAATAGAAGCATATGGTAGAACCATGGGTATTGAACTTGATAGACGTAAATCAAAAGCAAAAATGATTGAGCAGCTGCAGAATCATATAGATGGAAATTGAATTAACTGACCAAAATATTTTTCTATATGCCGCTAAACACTATTATAATCCTAAATATATTGATGCCGAAGAATTTGAAGAAGATTTTAAAAGATTTAAATATATTAAAAGATTATGCAATAGATACATAGAATCTAGTAAGTTATCTGAGAGATTATTATTAAATCATTTGATTATTGTTTTTAATGTTTTTGGTATTGATGCTGCTAAGAATATATTAGATTTAAAATTAGATGAAGCGCATTGGCCAATAATAAAACCCTTTTTAATTTATTTGCATTACATTCGTAACGATGAATATACGAATATTGCAATGGACACTGTAGTAATAGAAGCGTTAAGAAAAATATGAGTATTATAAAAAGAGCAGGCGACTTAGTTTATACCTTCAGGTTTCTTAGACTTCTTACGACTAAGTTTGAAAATACTGAAGCCTTTAAGCTGGGCCTTATCGACGAAAACGGAAAAAGACTCAGGAAGGCTGAAACTCCTGAGGAAAAATCTATTTACACTCCTTTCATCCGATTAGTTTTTAATATTAAAAAGCTATTAGCTAAAGTTCCAGGCGGTTCAACTAATCTTGCTACTTATGGCGCTGCTCTTTATTTAATCAAAGAAGAATATGGTATTTCTGAAAATAATATTGAAAAAGGTTTAAAATCTTTAGGTATAGATTACACTGATATTTTAAGCGAAAGCTCTCAGTGGTTTATTCTAGAAGACGGGAGACTATCTCCAGGATCTTACAAAGTAAAGAATGAAAAACTCTTATCTAAAACCATGGATGAAATGGTAAAAGAAAGAGACTGGATTGTAGTAAAAGAAGATGCGTATCCAGTTGGTTCTATTTTTGGTTTAAATATATATGAAGCTACTCATAGAAAAACCAATCAAAAAATCCATATTACAATAGACGAGTTAATGCCATGACTCCCAAATGGAAAAGAGCAGGGACCGACGGAGAAATAGAAATTAAGTTTCCTACAGGCCGCCGTTTTAAAATAGAAAAACAATATGATGAAAATATTCGTCATAAAGGTGAGTGGAAAGTAATGGAATGGGACGCTCGTTCTAAAGATTGGGAATGGGGCGAAACATATAGTCCTAAAGCATACGCTAAACAGAAGGCAATGGAAGCTGGACAATACGATACACGAGGTAAAAAAGTGGCAGACTATTCAAAAACATTTCAGTTCGAATCCGTCAATGAAGAAGCACCTGCAACATCAATAGGCAATGCTTCTGTTTCACTTCCGCCAGATGCTATGTTTAAACCTAGAGTAGTTATAGATAAAAGACGTAGGAAAGATAAAATTCCAAGATTGTTAAAACGTTTTCGTAAACATTTAGAGGATAATTAATATGCCAGAAGAAATTACTTGTACGACATGTGGATGCAGTTGCCACTGTGATAATGAAGGTGAAACTTGCGGCCAAGAAGAAGGTTGTAATCCTGGGCATCCTGGACCTTGCACCACATGTACACATCCAAATAACGGTTAATTAGTTGGCTAAGTTATATTTAATATTACTCGTAGTAAGTCTTTTTGGCGGAATCGGATATGGTGGATACAATTACTATATTTGGTCTGAAGCTACTATTGGAACTCTTCGAGAAAATAATGTGAAGCTTAAAACTGCTGCAGAAACTTTGCAGGCTACTATTGAACAAATGGCGGCTGATCAAAAGAAAAATGAACAACTCAATAAAGATTTAACTAAAAGATTACAGCAATCCCAAGAGCATCTTGATAAATTAAGAGGCGTGTTTGCTAAAATCGATTTGACTATGGAGGCATTAACAAATGCACAAGGACTTGAAGACAGAGTTAATAACGCCGTTAACAAACTTATTGGACGGATCCAAGATGAAACTACTCCTCCTTCTGACAACGCCGCTTCTTCTGATGGGGTGTCTGGGCAGTAGAACGCCTGAATCTGAAGTAGTACTTCAAACAGAATATCAAAAACAAAATATTCCTGTTCAGGAAAGACCAAAGGCCGTTGAGTTTCCTCCGGTAGATTGGTTTGTAATTACAGAAGAAAACTTAGATGCTAAGCTCGAAGAGATTAACACAAAAACTGGAAATGTAGTTCTCTTTACTATTACTCCAAAGGGGTATGAAAACTTAGCCATTGGTATTGCAGACTTACGTAGATACGTAAAAGACCAACAAGCTATAATAGCTTACTATGAAGAAGCATTAGCCGAAGAGCCGGTATCTTCACCTCCTGCAGAATAGCTTATTCTATTATACACTAATTCTCCACCTTGTACACCTATAAAACGTATAAAAAAAATATTTTTTTACAATATATAGTATTTACATTGGTGGAAAAACATATATAATAGAACCAACTAAAACAATCATACAATAAAAAAATTAGTCTCTAGATAATCTGATTTAGAGCTATGCCTTTTGTACGCATATGGAGTAATACATGCTATTCGAAGAACAAATCTCACGTAAACCCGATTTATACCCATGGACTAAACAGTTCGTCGATGCCATTTGGCAAGGTTTCTGGACGCCTGATGAATTTAATTTTAGATCAGACTATTCGCAGTTTAAAAGCGATTTAACAGAAGAGGAACAAGAAGTAGTTGTCCGTGCACTTTCGGCTATTGGCCAAATTGAGGTTGCAGTGAAAACGTTTTGGGCAAACATCGGCGATAAGATGCCGCACCCATCTATTCGTGATCTTGGGTATGCTATGGCTAATTCAGAAGTCATTCATAACTTGGCATACGAAAAACTATTAGATATTTTACATTTGACTGACGTCTTTGAAAAGAACCTTGAAGAAAAAGTAATTAAAGGCCGTGTAGATTATTTGCGCAAGTATTTAAAGCGTGAATATAAAGATGAAAAGAAACAGTACATTTATTCTATTATCTTGTTCACGCTCTTCGTAGAGAATGTAAGCTTATTCAGCCAGTTCTATATTATTATGCATTTTAACCGTAATAAAGCTGTACTCAAAGATTGTGCTCAGCAGGTACAATATACCCGTAACGAAGAAATGCTACATGCCCAAGTAGGTATCAAGCTTATTAACACAATGCGTGAAGAGTATCCAGATTTGTTTGACGAAGAAATGGAAGCTCGTATTCGTGAAGAATGTGTAGACTCACTGAAAGCCGAAAGCGCCGTGATTGATTGGATCATGAGCGAATACTCGTGTGAAGGCCTTAGTGCCAATATCCTGAAATCGTTTATTGCGAAACGTATGAAAGATTCACTTGATCAAATCGGATTTGACTCAAGCGAGATCTACTATAACCAGCACCATATCGACCAAACTTATTGGTTTGACGAAGAATTACTTGGCGCTAATATGACAGACTTCTTCCAAAAGCGTCCAGTTGAATACGCAAAGGGAAAAGGTATTACTGCAGACGATTTGTTTTAAGGAGAAATAGAATGATTGATACAACAGAAAACTGGTGGTGGGCAAATGAAGACTCACGTTTATTTTTAAGCCGTGGATATATTGATGGCAATATGACTCTTGAGGAAAGAGTGCGTGAAATAGCAAAGTCTGCAGAAACTATTCTCGATGCCGAAGGTTTCGCAGATAAGTTCTATCATTATATGAGCCGCGGATATTACTCGCTATCATCTCCAGTGTGGTCAAACTTTGGTACAAAAAAAGGTTTGCCTATTTCTTGCAATGGT